TGTCAAGCTCCCATTCGCCTTTTATTATTCGCAAAGCGAGCTTTAATTGTTGGAGTATTCTATCTTTGCCCCCAACCTTTTCGTTTAACATTTTTCCATTTAAAAAATCAAGTTTGATATCTTTTGCCATTATTCATTACCCATATATTAAAAAGCACCTGTAGTTCCATTACCAGCTTGAACGCCACCATGAGTATGACCATCGACATTTTTGCCATTTACAACTGCATCTGCACTTATTATATTGCCACTTGTTGAAATGTTCCCTATTGATGCAATTGTTGTTGCAGATGTTATTGCATTTCCGCCAATAGTACCCGTGACTGTCAAGTTGCCATTTATAGTGTTTATGGGGGAGTTAATGACTATTGAGGGAGCTGTTATTGTTAACGCACCTGTTGTTTTGTCAACATTGAATATAAATGTTCCAGCTTTTGTACCAATTTCAATGGCTGTATTTTCAACATCGGCAATCTCAAACACATCCTTTTCTGCAACAAAACCAGAAGTATACACAGAACTTTCCAATGTATGATAATTCTCATTAAAATGATATTCAACTATGCCCTCAACTTTCCATCTTGCGACAGAGCAATCAAAAAATTCAACCGTTCCAGTATCACCAATTTGAATGGGTGTTCTGACATATGCCACCCCAGTTTCATTTGTGTATCTTATTGGAACATTTGGAATGATATCAGGCGGAAGAACTTGCCCAGTGTCATCTAACTCTTTTAGAAGCACTTGAACATCACAATGTTGTTTTGCATGGTCAACTTCAATAATTTTAACTGGCAATTGCACTCTTATTGTTTTTTTTAATTGCCTAAAAAAATACCTTTCAAGTTCCTCATTTGTTTGAGCATTCTTCAAAGATAATTTATAACCTACATCCATTAAACAACCTCTTTTATTGTTAAAATACTTTCATTTTCTGCTGAATAATTGCTCAGTTTGTGCTCAACTTTTACAACACGAAATTCGCCTTTTATTTCATTCATATCAAGAGATATATATCGGTTTGGATAAACATTTGTTGACAAAACAGTTGTTATTTTTACTTCATCATTATCTTCAAATTCTGGAGGAGCTGAGTTTGATGAGTTGTATTGATTTAAAACAGCCTGTATATCACCTGAATCTGGTATTATTTTTGCAACAGATATGACACCGTTTTGAAAAGTCCAATTGCAACCCATTCTATTGCAGGCATCGTTTAAAACATTTTTTGCGGCACTTTTAAAAGCCACACCATTTGTATATTTTATTGCTTTTATATTGCCTATGTATTTTACACCTACATTTAACTTTGCTGCCACTTCTCTTATCAATTGTTTTGTGTCAATTGTTTTGTATGATTTTTGAAAGAATGTGTCAGTGTAATTTAAATAATTTTCACCAAGCTCAACAGTTGTAACAACATCTGAACCATTTTGCTCAGTAAATGCACTCCCTCTTATTTTTGTTTTTTTTGCTGTTCTTTTGTGACTTTTTTTTGTTTTTATTCTATCTTTTTTATTGCCCTCAAATATGACATTAAAATTCTTTAGAATATTTTCTCTATATAATATTCTAACACCTGTGGAATCATTTCTTAGTATGCTTTTAGTATTGTTTGCAAGATTGTATATTCTTACAGTTGCCTCATTTGGTGTTTGTTCTGCTGACAAATTTATTTCAATATCCATATCAAGATCTTCAATTGCAATATTTGTGTTTAATATCTCAACTCTGATATAATTGTTAAAATCTAATCTGTTAGCCATCATGAGAACTCATCTTCTGTTATTAATAATATTGAATAATTAGTTGATATATCAAATCTTGTTGGATTTATATCTTCTTGACCGTTAGCCAGAAGATACATTCTCCCTTGCCAATATTCAGATATATATAAAGGCATCAAATCAATGTTTATAGCAAGTGTTATATTTTTTGCTACAACTACTTCATTACCATCTTCATCTTTTGTGGTTATTCTTAAGTTAAAAGTTTCTGATCGCAAATTATTTGTTATGATAAATTCATATTCTCTGTCCAACCAAATAACTGGAAAAGTTTTTCTGATAACAGCAGATATGTCTGGAAATGATTTAAAGCTTGCTGTCATTTTTACCTCCTGTTATTTACAAATTTTTACTACGAACAAAACCAAAAGCCTCTCTGAAAGAAAACCCTGTTTTTACCAACATACCAACCTTTTGTGCTTCGCTCACAGCTTTGGTAAAAGTTTGTGCATTTGCCTCTTTTTCTTCATTTGTTTGTTTTACTTTTTTATTTGAATCTTTTTTGTTTGAACCTTTTTTATTTGAATCTTTTTTATTGCCAACGAATCTTTTTTCTGCTCTCTCGACAACACCTTCTTTTATAGGCAATAGGGAAAATGAAACTTTATAACCATTTACCGCTTTATTTGAACGAGAAAAGCTAATAGATGAAAAGAAGCAATCTATTAATTCTGGTCTTTGTCTTGCTTTTCCAGTTGAATTTTGAATCTCTTCTGCAAATTCAACATCAAAAGAAATCTTTGAATTTCTTATGTCTATCAATTCTTGTTTTACAGATTCAACATTTGATACAGTGCCATCTGCACGAGTAACATCAGTTATAAAGCCAGTGAAAGAGTATGATTCATTTTTATTGTATAAATATGTGGCAATATCAAAACCTTTTTCAACTCTTTTTAAGGGTATTTCAGACTCATATGTATCATCAACTGTTTCAATGTTTGTTATTGGCAAGCCGTTTACTGCTCTTATTTTTTCAAATTTATTTTCATTTAAATTTATGGATATGTTTTTATATTCTTCTTGTGAAGCCTCTTCAAGTGCTTTTATAAATTCTTCACGCTCTGCTAACGTAAGTGCTGTGCCACCAAATTTTATTCTGTCATACAAATCTGTAAAACTTGGATATCCAGCTATTGAACAAACTCCCCTTAAAGGTGTTGTGGCATATCTTAAAAACAATGATTGTGCAATTGTATTTTCTATTCTTCCAGATTTTACAATATCTTCAATAGCTTTTGAAATGCCACCAATCTTATTAAAAGGAGCTTTGTTTGACATTAGTTTAAAAAATGTGTTCGTTTGTTTTGAAGCTTCTGTTGGAACATTGTTTGCTGCCAATTGCTCGTTAATTGTTGAGGCAAATTTTGAAACAGTATCCTTGTCATATTCAGCAACAACCAATGCTGGTTTTGCATTTTTGTGTTTTATTATTATATAAGGTATTCCAGACATTTTACCTCCTTATCCTGCACCAAATGCAGATGATGGTTTTGGCATTCTCATTGGAACTCTATTTGTTATTGCGTTTACAACTTCTTGTGTATCCTCAGAATACACTTCAATATTAAATTCGTTGTTTTGTTGGGACATCATACTACTGTTGGTAAATTGTTTTATTTGCCTAAACTTTTCACCAGATATAGCTGTTATTCCTGCCATTCTTTTGGAGTTTGTTTTTATATCATCAAAGTCTGGCATATCACCTTTTCCAAACAATATAGACCAAATGCTTGGTATTAATTCCCAAAGCTTTTTAGCCAAGAATTTTATAAGTGTTATTACACCAGATGATATTGTATCAACATCTTTTAAAGCTTTTCCAGAAGCCAAGTCTATTATAGTTTTTATAACATCCCATATCATCCATATAAGTCCTATAATGGGATTTATCAAGCCAACTGTAAACCTTTTTAATAAAAGCCCAATGACTGCTTTTTTGAACCCGAATCTTGACATGAGTCTTCCGAAAAACTTGAAATATTTGCTTATTTTGCCAAAAAGATTAAATATTGCAACAGCACTTTTTCGTAAAAAACCAATAAACCCCATGAACTTTTTGATTATGAATAAACCTGCTACAAATTTTAAAATTGGAATCATTGCCTTTATAACACCGAGTATCTCTTTTAATGAGGCAGCTATATCAGGCAATGAAGCAACAAGCACTTTTGAAAGTTGTCCCATTTGAGCAGCAAACTTTTTTGCATCTTCACTTACAAGGAATTTTTCCATTTGCTGTGCAAGTAATGTTAATGACTTTCCAAAACCTTTTTCTGCAACAATTTCAAGAAGCTCTGTAAAAGCGGTTTTCATTCTATTTATTGAGCCAACTACTCCACTTGCAGATTTTTCAGCATTTTTACCAAATTCTTTTGCAAGTCCTTGAGCAATTTTGAATAATGCATCAGCACTTACAGCACCATCTCTCAATGCCTGGTCAAGCTCAGCACTTGTCATGCCCAAAGATTTTGCGGCAATTGGAAAAGCACCTGGTAATCTGTTAGCCAATTGTCTTCTTAATTCTTCTGCCTGAATCTTGCCTTTAGAAATTATCTGACCAAATGCTGTCAATGCACCTTTGGCATCTGCTGTTGACATTCTTAATCCAGCAACTGCTTTTGAAAGATTAATAAAAAGGTCTATACCTTGCTCTTGGGTGTAATTCATACCCTTCATTGAGCCAAGAACACCTGTTAAACCTTTTCTTGTTGATGCCAAATCCAAACCATATTGTCTTGCAATTTCACTTGATTTTGCCATCAGCTCTGCACCACGTTCAACAGAACCACCAACTGTTTCAAACCTTGTTTTAACCCTGTCGAGCTCCATTGTTACATCTGTTAAGCCTTTGAGAGCAAAACCAGTGCCTATACCAGCAGTTATGCCAGCAATTAAATTTTTGGTATCTAGCATTGAACTCTTGATAGAGTTTGACATTGTTTTTACATTTTTTGTTGTTTTTTTTGTTCTTTTATCAAGTTTATTGAAACCTTTTGGGTCAAAGGCTGACTTTACGTAAAACAACAATTGTCCAACTGGATTTGCCATTTGTTATCGCCTATTCTTTTGTTTTTCTAATTCTTCTTGCATTTTTAAATTTTGATAAAATTCTTTTTCATACGATTCAATCATTGTTGCATGTGTTCTCAAAACATCTGATAAAGACCAATTTTCAACTTCTCTTGGAGATATTTTAAAATTACTTGCAACGTCATTTATAATAGACATTATTTGAAAATCATATTCGTCAAATTCTACTCCTTCTCTTCCTTTTGATTTTCTTCTGAGGAAGTCTGAAAATGATTCGCCATCTGCTGAATGACTGTTTCTGGACTTTTTTTCAAATTGTTCAACATCTCTGATAAATGTGGATTTTTGTTCAGATATCCACTGACTGTAGTAAAAAAATCTTCACAATTGCACCTCAAAGCATATCCCATCAGGGTGTACATTTCCATTAATCTTCCCTGAAAGAACACATCTGGGTCTTGAATAAATGAGCCATTTGCATGCAATTTTGCTTTGGGGTCAAATATTAATTCATACAATTTATCAATTGTTTCATCATCAAATAATTCATCAATGTTTGAGCCAACCTCTCCATTGTCACCAGAATATGCAAGCCCAAATGCTGCTATACCGTTGACAACTTTTCCCGCAAGTCTTGCCCCTATTCTCCCAGCTTGTCTTGCGTTTATGCAGTCGAAAGTATATGTTGTTTCTTCTTCTTGTCCATTTGGCAAGATTCTTTTTAAAGTTTTTGTATTTTTTTTAGGTGTTACTAAGTGCATATTACCTCCTTTAAGCATTTAACACTAAACATTAAAATATATTATACAAAATTCCAATTAGGCATATTGAAAGTGAACTCAATGGTGGCATCTGCCCTGCCAGGGGAATAGCTTGACATATTACCTATTGAAGCATTTGTATCAAGGTATGTTTTATCAACATTTTCATCTTTCATATACACAGAAACTTGTGCTTTAGAATTATAAAGAACTTCTAAATCTCTATCTTCTTCCCCCCTGTTGAAGAGTTTTAAGACAATTGTTCCGTCAACATTGTTATTTACCTGAACACCAAAGCCACCAGCATTTGCTCCACCAACAATTTCTTGTTGATTTTGTGGTGGGTTAATATCAGGTGCTTCAACTATTAAATCAGTAGGAATAATAATGTCATTGACAACAAATCTTACTTTTTTTAAGTCATATCTTGTTCCGTTTGGCATTGTTTATCTCCTATTCTGAAAAATTTATATTAACTTTTATTTTCTCTGCTGTTAAAGCTAACAAATACTCAATTTCTA